GCTCCATGATCCTGTAGATGCCGTCCGTAAACACAATGCCGATCTGACTGTCGGCAATCGCCTTTTTGATGGCGTCATCGCATGCTTCGACGCCGGTATTATCCGCACCGTAGGAGATAGGATTGGTCCTGCCGGGCTTCAATGCCGTGGCCGCGTCCGCTCCCGCCTTATCCCACTTGCTTTTCGCCGTGGTGGCGTGCGCGGCGGTGTCGGCTCCAAGTGCGGTGAGGATCGTCCTATTGTCGTCGGCCTTGCCCATGGCCGTAGCCGCGTCCGCTCCCGCCTTATCCCACTTGCTTTTCGCCGTGGTGGCTCCGTCCACAGTGTTGTCGCCGATCAGCGTTCCGACCACTTCCTCGTCGCGAGTCTCACGCGATTCCACGCCTTCGATGCGATTCAAATGCTTTTCGAGCGTATCGTCGATGGTGCGCATGGAGCCGTTGTAGCCGTCCCTCAGGTCGGCCGGATCATCGTCTCCGTAGAGATTCAGGCTATAATTGTCGGTCTTGTCGTAGATGGTGCTCATTTGTCCTGTCCTTTCGCTTCTCGGATGATGGTCTCCATGTGATGGATTTCCTGGTCCAATGCCCTCATGGCCTCATTGTATCCGTCACGCAAGTCCATGGGGGTATCGTCCGTATATAATGGCAGTCCGAGGTGTCGCGTCCTGCCGTACATGTCATCGGTCATTGCCGTCGTGTCCTTTCTCGCGGAGTCACCCGCGGTGCTTCATTGCCGAAAATCTCCCGATTGCCCAGGACCGCCCACGTGAGACAGTCATGGTCGGCCGCCTGTGCTGCGGTCACCGTCGCCATCTGATCCACCCGTGCGCCGAAGACGGCAAGCTCGCGATACATGTCGCGGGTGGCGTTCCTGGAATCCTCGTACCGGCCTGTGGTCGGGTCGTATACGAGCTCCGAAGCCTGATATCGATCCAGCTTCCTTTCGATGTCGTCCAGCGCGCCGTCCACCGAGGCCCGCCATTGCGCGACCTCTTCGAGAATCCCATTGATGGCTTCCACGTCCGCGTTCTCATCCTTGGCGAGATTGTCAAGCTGCTCCCTGAGTTCGTCGATATGCGAGGCGACCTCCTGCACATATCCCAGCACCGTCAGGGTGTCGCGGTAGCTGAATGGTTGCACGGTCGTGAAATACCGTTGCCGTGGATCAACGTCCAAAGGGGCCGGACATTGGTTGGTTCCGTTCATGTATCCTCCGATCTGTCTCTATCACAAGTATACTCTAATGGCCGAGATTGCAGGCGAGGCTTGTGCCGTAAGGCTGCGGTACGTCGGTCATGTTGTCCCCGCTGCCCCACATGCCCATGAAGAGGTCTTCGAGTGAGTTGATGACCATGAGGTCGATGTTGAGCATCGTATTGCGCCAGTCGGTCAGCAATTGGGATTGCGACCCGCTCGTGCCGATCGTGTGCGACACGCTATTGCCTTTGTCGGACGAATGCGAAAAATCGGTGTTGCTTTGACTGCTTGCAGTGGCCGTACTGTCCTGCTGCGTGCTCGTATGCGTATCGCCGGTCGAATCGGTCTGCGAGGCGCTGGTCGCGAATTTTCTGAAATCGTCGATACGCGTCTGCGGGAATTCCGAATTGAACGTCATGGACGAATTGTTCGCCTTGGTGTCGGACGTACTGTGGGCGGTGGACTCATTTGACTGCGAGCCGGAGGACCTTCCGCTCGATTCGTTCATACTGGTCGAATCCATCTCCTGTCGAATGTCCGAAGTGATGAAGGGGTCGAATTTCCTTTGTGCGGACGCGTACAGCTGGTTGAAATAGTCCATCTGCTCGCGCATGGTACGACCCAGGTAGAAGACGAACATCTGTGGGGTTTCGCTGCCGATTTCGCGCAATGCATAATGTGCTACGATCTTCTCATTCAATTTCGCCCGGTATGTTTCGTCGACGATCGGATAATACTGCGCTGACAGGTGCAGTTTTTCATCCGTGTCGAATCCCCTGTCGATCAGATTGCCCAAGGTCAGCGTATAATCCGCCATGCCGTCCTTGACGGCGTACATGCTCAGATCCTGCGTCATCGTTCGTTTTCCTCCTTGATTCCATCCACGTCCAGCAAGCCGCCGGTCGTGGTGTCGTTCCATTCGACGCCGATCGGCCTGCCCGCATCGGCCATTTGCGGCCACAGGCGGTTGATCGTGTCACACGCCTGCTGGCGGGCCTTCAGATAACTCAGACGAAAGACGTTCGTACGGCTGTTGCCGGCCGTGACCTCCGATTCGAGCAGACGCTCCTTCTTTTCGGTGGTCGAATTGTCAATGCCAAGATAGTTGACCAATTCGTTCCAGATCTGGGTTTTCGTGGTGATGATCCTGTCCGCCAAAAACGGGGTGACGTTGGGGAACGTTTGAAACATGCCGGTAATGTCCGCACTGTCATAGGCGTAAACGTACGGACTGCCGTCTTCACGCGCCTTCATCAGATTCTGCGCGGTCAGCTTGTTGGTTTCGGAAGTGGCGATGATCAACGGCACGCTGATGTTGTCCAGATTGACATCCAGGGCACGGTCTGCGATGGCCAGTCGTGTCGCATAATTCCACATCACGTCGACCATCGTGCAGCGCAGCTGATTGTCCCAGATGGGCACGCACTCCTTCGAACCGATCTGCGGATGCGAATAGCCCGCGGCGACCGGCTCGAACGTAGTCGGATTGTTGTAATTGTTCACGCCGCCGATGTTGCCGGAAGTGACCATGAAACGGTGCACTCCCTTACGTTTGTCCGGGAAGAAGAGGGCCAGCCCGTTTTCGAAAAGGGTCAATTCCAGATAACGCTCATCGATATACGGTGGCAGGTTGATCCATCTGAAACGTGACACCGCCAACATTTCGATCAGTTTCATGTACTGGTTGATTCTCAGGGATTGTCTCATTTCGGGGAGGTTGAGATTGCCCCACATGCTGCCGAGCACGCTCTGATTATCCCAATTCGTGGCCTTGCGTGCGTTGTTGCGCCTGCCCATGATCACCGTCCTGTTACGATAATGGAGTGAGTCTGTATTGCTCACTCCATTATATATCAGTACGAGATGCCCGCCAGTGGCTCATTGTCCGCATAGTCGGTGACGCCGATCCTGTCGGGATCCGTCCACACCGTCACGCCGCTTTCGAAAATGCCCTTGATGGTCAGCCGGTATTCTTCCGGACATGTCGAGCTCTGCAAATATAATTCATGCAACTTCCAGTACGTAAAATTGCTCATGACCATAAGGTGTTCAGGCATGACCATGAAACGCTGGACGTAATACCCGTACCTCAGCCAGAATTCGCCGATCGTATGAAGCGCGGCATCGGACAGGCGGCGGAATTTCACGCATACGCCGATAATGCCGTTGGCCAGGTTGAAAGCGTCGCCGCCTAGCGCGCCGGATGTGGTCGGCGGCGTGGTCTGCGTCTGCTGGACCTGTGCGTTGATGCCGGCGATCGTGTTGGCATAATCGCCTTGCGCGGTGGCCTGCGCCAGCTGACGGTTCATGTCGGCGAACTGCATGGTCTGCTGGTTGCCGAGATTGGTCTGAGCAAGCGAATAGGCGTTCGCCTGCGACGTGGAGGCATTGTTGGTGGCCTGGGTGTTCGCCAATTGCTGGTTGGCCGAACTCACGTTGTTGTCGTAGGTTTGCTGGTTGGTCCATGCGCCGATCGCAGCTCCCGCCACGGCTCCGGCGGCACCTCCCACGTTGCCGGTCGCAAGGGAGCCGACCGCGCCGAGGGCACCGGACCCGATCGTGTTGAGTTGGGCCATCTGGTTGTTGAACCCGAGGTTCTTCAGCGTCAGGTCGGTGGCCATCTGTGCGGCCTGATTGTTGATCGCATTCATGGAATTGCGGTTGGACGTGCCGAGTCGGTTCGCTTCGCTCGCATACTGGGTGCCGAGCTGCGACTGCGCGTAGGCGTTGTTGACGCCCATCATGGTTTTCTGATACGACCAGTCGGCCGACTTCTGCGCATACTGGCGCGTATAGGCGGAATTGGCCAATGCGAGGGCGCTGCCGTTGTTGACGGCCATGAACGTCGGGAAATTCGTGATGCCGAAAGCCGCGTCCAGCATGTCGCCCTTATCGAAAGGCAATCCCATGCCCTCCGGCAGGGGCGACCATTGGTCCGCATACTGGGCGGCGTAATTCGGTATCCAGAAATTCAGACGCGGCTGCGGCGGCGCATACTGCCACGCTTCACGGATCGTCAGATCCTTGGATGGGATCTGTTCCGGTGAATATTCGATGCTGGTGCCGTTCAGGCAGGAGCATTGGACGACCGCATATGGAGCGGTGAGCAGCTTCTTCAGATGCCGGTAGCGATCGGGGATATGGAAATTGTCGCGGAAATCCCTTACCGTCATAACGTCCGAATACCGGTCCTGACCGTGGACGGTACTCTGGTACAAATGGACGATCCTGCCTTTCAATCCGGTCAGGCTCTTTCCGAACAGTTTCGTCGCGTCGCCCTGATTGCGCAACAATCCTTCCGGCAGACGCGGCACCGCGTAAATGCCGCAAATGCCCTGCGACGCCCACGGATATTGGGATCCCAGCGAAAATACCACCTGAAGGTCTTCCGCATCGGTCAGATAGATGAGCTGCGTGCCATTATATTGGTTTTCGAAGATGCTGCCACCGGCCGTCGTCGTCTTCGGATTGGTCAGGTCTCCCGGATCCACGGTAAGATCGGTGGTGGAGGCGATGATCACGCCGCAAGCCACACGACCGTTTTCCACCGTGGCGAGCGGCATGTATGCCGTGGTCGCATTGATCAGCGTCTTGCCGGTATCCAGTCCTTCAGGCAGGTCGAGGGCCCCCCGGCCGTAATCGTCCATCTGCCGCTCGTTGGCTATCCCGACATGGCCACGCTCCACGTAGGCGGTACCGAACGTCACGTCATGCTGGAACGACTGCCACACGTCCAACTGGATGTTCAACTGCGTGGTGCCGGCGTTGATGTAATCGCATGACTGGACGAAGTAAAACCAACTACGGGGGGTATCGAAGTCGTAGTCGTTCGTCGCGATAAGGTAATTGTATCGTGACGCCTGTGCGAACGGCACCGGCAGTCGCACCGGCATCCCGTATTTCGACATGGTGCATCCGGTGAATTCGATACCGTCCAACTGGCCGAAATATGCTTCCTGCCTCTGCCTGTCCCACGTGACGATGTCGCGGTAACCCATATCCCAAGGCACATTGCACAGTTTGAAACGAGTGTTCGGCGTCCATTTGGCGTAGCTGAAATTGATCGGCAGATCGTTCGCACCCATGGCATCCTCCTTAAACGAAAAACAGGTGTGGGATCGTTCCCACACCTATTTTACCCTGCCTTCGGTCGTGTCAGGAAACGGTCACCGTCTTCTCGCCGATCGCACCGGCGAACCTGACGGTCACCTTGGCATTGCCGGCGGTCGATCCCGTCAGCTTGCCCGTCTTGTCGATCGTGGCATTCCCATCGACGCTCCAGTCGGCAAGATTGCTCACGTCCTGCTTCGACCCGTTCGTCATGTCCGCCAAGGCGGTGAGCTTGACGGATCCGGAAACCTTGACGGTCTCAGGGCCGGAGACGGTCAGTCCGGACAGTGCGCCGACCTTGATGCCGCCGACCCAAGTGCCGACGACGGGGACTTCGAGTGCGGCGGAGACGGCCTGATCGACCTCCGGAACCTCCGGATTGACGTAGGTCGCCTTCGCGGTGACCTTGAGGCTTTCGGCGGTTTCATCCAGACCACACTTGAGGATGCCGTCATTGTCGATCGAAGTGAACTGGGAGGTCGCGCCCTCCAGCCCGTATTCGATGCCGACCGGCTGGAAGGATGCCGTATCCTTGTTGGCGCTGGAGATGACGGACTCAACCTGCACCAAGCCGCCACGCGACACGTCCTGCGGGGTGATGGCGGACTGGCCGTACTTCCTGACACGCAAAACGAATTCCGGCTTGGAAGCGGTGAGCGTGTCCGGCAGGACCACGGACTCGGAAGAGCCTTCGCCGGTCCAGAACAATACCGCGTTCGCGAACGGGTTAGGGGTAATGGAGCCACGATGTTTGAAGAAGATGTTGCGGGTGCCGTCGATCGGATTGACCGGCGAATTCGTGGTCTCGAGCATTTCATCCCAGCAGAAGAAGAAGTCTTCCGTGGTGAGCACGGCCTGCACCTTGCCTGCCGAGCCGCCGATACCGAACATTTCCTCCGGAATCGGGATGATGCGATACGGCACGTTCGCCCTGTCGATGTTGAACGCCGCGGCCAGTGCCTCCACGTTCAATGCGGCGATCACCTGCGGGGTGGCGAAGAGGATCGCCTCCGAATCGCGCCACGGCGTCACCCAGCTCATGGCGTTATACCGGCCCATCGCGCTCATCGGAAGGGACTTCAGCTCGTTGGCCTTCTGCTGGATGAGGCGCAACAGGCCCTTCGCGTCCGTCTCGGTCGAGCTGGCGTTGCCCACGTCCGGCGTGTGCACGCGATAGAAGCCGCCCTTGCGCGCGTATTCCGCGAAACACTGGGTCTTCATGAGATACATGTCGTTCCTGTCCGACAGGATGGGAGCGTTCATGATCTCGGCGATGTAATCGGCCATGCCGGACTCGCCGTCGAATGCGGTCAGCAGCGCGTCCTCCGGAATCGTGACGGGGTAGTAATGGTCGAACGTGAGAGGATGGAAGACGCTTGCGGTCGGCAGCGAATAACGGCCGTACACGTCGTCGCCCAGATATTCCTGATTGAAATTGCGGGTACGGGCCTTGACCAGGCCGACGGCGGCCTGCTCATACGTACTGCCATAGCGCTTCAGGGTACGGGGGGAGCCGACGAGCTTGAGCGGATCATCCCAGTCCGCATGCTGGACGTACAATCCGATAAGACGCTGGATCAGCACCCCCGTGAACTCGTCGCGCAGGTACGGGAAGTTGCGCATGGTATCCACGGACCGGCGCATGTTGCCCTGCGTGGCCGACGGAATGCGCATCTGGAACTGGGGGCTGGTTTCGGAACGCACGGCATTGAAAATCTCAACGTCACCCTTGTCAGCCAACGGTCGAATGTTAGACATATGAGTATCTCCTAACTATTTCAGTCGAACAGATCTTCGATGGATTCCTGCGGTTCGTCGCCGCCCCCGTCATCGTCGGACGGGGTGGGATCGGTGTATCCGAGCGTATCCATCATGGCCTTCAGTGCGGCCAACTCCTTCTCGATGGCATCGAGCCGTGCGGACACGTCCGGCCCGTCATCCTTCGATTCCGGCCCCGAACCCTCATCCGGCTTGACATCATCATCGACGGTCGCGGTCTCCCGCTCCTCTTCGGTCGGCGGCGGGGTAACGGTATCCTCGTCGCCAGTGGTCGGTTCTGCCATACAATCTCCTTACGATAGGCAATGCTTCCACTAGAATTATATCACGCCCCGAAAAACGAAATGACCCTCCAATCACGGAGGGTCTGAAACGTCCTATGAGAGCAATGCGAAAATCGTAGGGCACCGTCACCACGACGGCAAAATCACGGTCGGCGGCATTCTCAGCCGTGGCGGTCCGACCCATGTCGATCCCAGTCGAAAATCAATGCTCGGAAGACAATCATCATTATAGCACGACCATCGTGCCACAGTCGTCACGCACCTGCACGCCATGCCGAAAACGCTCATAGGGGATGGGATGCGAGAAGAGGCTCCCGGACATGCAGATATCCACTTCACCGTCATCCCTCCACCCCTGATACCGGTTCATGCCAAGGATGGTGAGCCTCTCGTACTTCGCGGCGATCTTCCATTTGCCCAGTTCGGTCGGATGAATGTCACAGCATGCGGGCGTCTGCCAGCCGGCCAGTATGCAACCGTCCGTGTTGGCGTAAAGGAGTCGATCCGCATTCGCACGGCAGACCGCAATGAGCTTCTCGCGGGCATAGGCGTTCACCCATACCGGGACCGGCATGTAATCGGTCTTCAGATTCGACCCGTCGCGACGGGCGACATCCCATTCGAGGGTAACGCCATCCTTCGACGAGGGGAGCATGACGGCATCCTTCGGCAGACTCGCCATCTTCCCCACGAGAGCATTCATGACAAGCTTCGCCATCTGCCTGACCTGACCGGTCTCCCGCTGCTTCAATTCACTCCATTCGTCGACGAAAGAGCGGAAATACCCTTTATTCCTGCGGAACTTCCATCCGCGCACATGTTCATACACGGTCACATCATAATTCTCCTCAAGCAGCTTCTGGTCGATGTCGGTCAGGACACGCCTGACATAGCCCCGTGTCGAAGTAAGGCGGTTCAGCCCGTATACGCTGCGATCGTCAAGCAGAAAAGGGTATCCGTCCGGTTTCAGATCCGCGCGGAAGACGAGCTCGTCGCAATGCAACGGCATGTCGTCATCCTGCCTGTATTCGCCGTCATACGGCTCCGGAAGCCCCCACGGCAGCCATTCGTCACGCAATATGCTCGGATACATGCTGTTGCAGTCAATGTCGACGGCCCTGCCATACCGCCCCTCCTTGGCCAGCATGAACCCCCCGATATAGGCTTCGTGCAATAGCCGTTTATCTTCCGGTTCGAGCTGGGGGAACTTGCCGCCATACCACTTGAAATCCCCCCCGGAAAACGCTTCCATGCTTGCTCCGCCCGCAGTGATCCTTCACAAGCCACGCTTCTCGTATTCGGAAAGGATGGAAAGCAGCTGCCCGTCCGTCATGGTCATACGGCAGTTTTCCCGCAGCAGGTTCGAAACGTCGAAGAAGCGGATCGAATTCTTGCGGTCAATGGTCACACAGAAGCTGAAAAACCTGCCCTTTTGAGACACGATGCCATCCCAGCTCATGTTCGCGCGGTGCTCATTATGGGGGAGCGCATGTACGACATACGCGATGAAAGGGGCAAGAACGCTATGATCGGCCACATAGACGGTAAGCTTGCCTCCGGTCATGATGGCCGACATCATACCGCTTGGCGTCCCGACGATATACGGTCCCGTTCCGTCCACAAACCGTATCACACCATCGGAACACCATAAGCCGACCCTGCCGTTTCGTACTGTCATGATATAACTTCCTTCAATAGATCACATTACGCCAGTACTTCAACCTCTGCCATCCAACGGTCGAAATTCCTGCGGGATCGACGATAGCCTTCGCTGTCTTCACGGAAACTCGAGACAAACCCATGCCGGACCGGGTCGTACGTCGTCCAATCGAAAACGATGCGCGGCGCATCCGTCAGTTCGATGAAAGCACGCTTCTGCGCGGCCGTTAGTTTGCGGAACCGTTTCAGACGCTTCGTTCCGAGCGCCGAGCCCAGAATCTTCTCGAACATCTCGTAACGCCCTTTACGCATGTACGACGGCCATTGGCCTTCATCATACAGGTCCCGCTTCGCCTTCGCCATGGATTTTCCGCCCGATCCGGCTTTCCGCTCGGTACGCAAGCCCAGAATCTCGGCGGCGTCGTGCATCTGGTTCAGCAGTTCCTTGCGATGGCCGCTTTCCAACTGACTACGGACAAAGGCTTCGTCGTCAAGCACGTTCTCCATTTGGAGAAAGTCGGTAAGCTTGGAGGGGATGATCTGATTACGGCCGAAGCCCTCATCGGTAGTGCCGGAAAGTTCGTCCATACGCTGGTCTTACACGCTCCTGAATGGCATGGCCTGCGCCTTGTTCCAATCGTTGATCCGCTGCCGTGCCGCATTGATCTTCCGCCGTTGCTGGCGGAGGAGTTTGCGCCGCTTCGCCACCGGTTCCGCTGCGATCTGTGCGTCCGTTACGTCGGCACGCGCGGCGAACAGGTAATCCTGTTTCGTGGGTTTCTGGACGGCAG